TTTATGTTCCAAGTACTGTTTATATGTAAAATTGTATAATCTTGAGCATTACTGGTTACAAATGCAAAAAATACAATTAGGACAATTAAGTTTTTCATTTTTGTATAATTTCATATAACTTCTCATCAATTTTATCTAATTTTTCTGAATTACTATTAACCTTTTCTTCAATAGAAATAATTGAACTTCTAACTAATTCATCTTTTAAATCAAACTCAGTTCTACTTAATTCTGGTTTTGGTAATTCTTTAGCTAATTCAATTTCTTTATTTAAACTGAAATACATTCCAGCAAGGGAAATGGCACCAGCTATAATAATGCCTATTGTTTTAAGGTCTAGTTGTACGTTTGTGTCCTCACTAATTTTTTGTGCCATATTTTTTAACTTGTTTGTTCAACTCTTGTTATTAATTCAATTATACCTATAAAATAAGTATGGTCATCCCTATCAATTTGCTCATAGTTAACACCATCTAAAACGTTAACATAAACACTAAAGTTATTATCACTTAAATCAAAGTAACCATTAGCTCTAGTTCTTAGCAAAGATAATACATCTGAAACTAATAGGTTACAATCTAAATCACCGCCTTGGTCTCCGTTAAATCTAGTTACACACTCAATCCTTGTTGTACATTCTAAACAGTAAGTTGATGCATTTTGGTTTATCTCGTTTGTAGTTAAACTATAAACCCATATATAAGGATGATTGGCATTTGTAGGTACTCTATTATAAACTGGTACACTCTGACTGTTTAATGTAATACCACCATCTAATAAGTTGTATATTTTTTTTCTTATATGGTGCATTGCCTCTCTCATCCTATAATTCTTTTAATGTTTCTTGCTAATCTTTTATATAATAAGTTTAATTCTATTTCTGCATTTTTATAAAAGTATGGTTTCTTCTTTTGTTTACTTGTACCAAATTCTACAAATGGAGCATATTCTGCCTTTGCTTCAACGTAAACGTTTTTATCTCTACCATAGTTTATTGATGACTGTAAAAAACCAGTTTGTACTGGAACATCTATTTTTGCTCTCCTACTAATTGCAGATGCTGTAACAGCAAAATTTTTATCTAACTCATCACTAGTATAAGTTTCTAGTTTAGCTATTTTTAACAAAACCTTATTTATATCATGTTTGTTAACCTCTACATTCATTATAATTGCATTGTTCCAGTTATTGTTACATATTCATCAACTGTTGACTCAAAAGCATCATTTATCCTATAATCTCCTGATTCCCCATAAATACTAAAATTTATATCGTTGTTGTCAACACTTACAGTATTGCTAATTAAATCCCAGTCTTTTTTTCTTATAATTAATTTTTTAACTTTTTGTTTACTTCTTTTGCCATTGTTATTTATCAACTCGCCATTTTCAGGAATAATATAACCCCAAACTGTTTCAACAGTACCACCAGCAGTAAATGTATAACCACCATAACCATCAGCATTTTTTACAAACTGGTTAAATGTTATTCTATCTCTAAACTTGCCTGGATTCATTAGATAAACATATTTTTATAACTGTTTAAAATACTTTTTGTTTCTGTTGGTACTTTGTTTAAAGATATTCCAGTTATAAAGTCATGTCTGTTATCGTAATACGTTGTTCCTAGTTGCAAAATTGCTTGTTGTAATAACTCATCATCTAAACCACTTGTTACGTAAGTTACTTTAACTTCTTCTGCTGGTCCATCTAAATCAATAGTTATATTATCTAAACCTAACATAGTATAACCAGTAAAAGCAACTCCATCAATTGTAACAGATGATATACTATCTACTGGTCCAAAAGGTAAGTCAAATATCCCACCAGTTTCTGGTACGTAATAAGTTCTGTTTTTAGCTACTATATCTTTTGATATATAGTTTTCACACCAAATACGACTTTGTTTAATTATAGTTGCTATAAGTGTGTCATCAGCCGAAGTGCTTATTCTAGCATAGCTTTTAAATTCACTTGAAGTAACAATTTCAGAACCAGTAGTAGAATTAATCTTTATTTCCCTCATCTTTTGTTAGTTTGTCAACCTTTAACTCTTTTGTTTCTTTTTTTACCTTAACTTCTTTTTTTACTAATTCTCCCCAACCTTTAGCAATATACTTGTCTTTACTGGAGTCTTTAATTTCAATTATTTCTCCAGCTTGTATCTCTTTACCCTCAATTAGCATGTTACATAATAGTTTTACTTTCATAACTTATTTTTTTTGTAAAGATAAAAAAAAAGTGCCACTACATTTTTTAGTAAGTGACACTTTAAACCAACCATGAAATTATGTCAAAGTTATTAAAATTATTTTTATACTTTCCATTTATATTTATTTTCATTGTTTTTTGTCCCTCATTTGGTATAATAAAAAAGCCATTATACTCCTCGTGCCATATAGCAAAAAAATCAACTTGTTTTTTATCGTACGTTCTAGCACCAATTCTTTTTAAATTAATTTGCATTGTACCATTATGTTTATACCTATCCTTACCCATGTATTTAATTTGAAATTTAAATAAGTCACCATTCTTTTCTAAAATACAGTCGTATTTACTTTTATCTAGTAGTGGCATACTAACATTGAAACCATTTTTTATTGCTTCTGTAGCAAAAAGGTATTCGGCATAGCACCCTTTTTGGTTGTTGTTCACAAACTCAAAAATAAAAAAAAAACCAGTAAAATTAATTACTGGCATAAAACATGGTGCGATTGGGTGTGTGGATTAATTATAGATAATTACACACCATTGTTTTTATTAAACTCAAAAAATATAACACTTAATCCAAAAATGGATAATGCTATTGGTGTTAATAAATCACCATATAACATTAACACTCTTAAACCCAATGCGATTAATATTATTCCTAAAGTGTAGTTGAACGCAGGTTCATTTTCATTTTCCATAAACGTAGTTTATCTGATTGTTGGTCTCTACTTAAAAACTCCCATGCTGGGTGAGTACTTGGGTGTTCTAATTCGTTATGTTTTCTAAACATTCTGTTTACTTTTATTGTATGTAATAATCTAGTCTTGGCACTCATATTAACAAGGTTTTGAAAGGTAATAAAAATCTTCCGCAAATTCATCAACAATTAATTCTTCCATGTCTTTTATATCCTCGTGGTGCATAATGTCAGTAACATCAACCTCACAATAATATATTTTACATATATCAGCTTCAGGACCAAAGTTAGTAGCTTCTTCTCTTGGGTAATACTCAAACTCTACGTAAAAGCAGTTACCATTGTAATTAATTAATCTAGTGTGTGTATCTTTCATAATATTTAAAAAAAGGGGTTTTTACACCCCCATTATTAGTTAATTAAGATTGTCCGTTATAGTAGTCGTAATCTTGATATTTTACAACTGTTACCATTCTTGAGGTATTCCAACCATCACCCATTTGGATTTTTCTTTTAATTATTAAACCCTCATTATAATTTTCTCTAATTGCTTTTTTAGTTGCTGGAATATCTAAATTACATTTTCTTGCTAAATAAGGTATTCTAACCTCTCTATCTAATTGTGCTAAAACTTTCCAAACTTTTTGTCTATTGTCAAAGCTTGGATGATTTACTATAAATTGGATTTCTTCTTTTTTTGTTTTTGTATTATTCATTGTATTATAATTTTTATTGTTTAACATACTGTAAATATAAAAACATTTTTTTAAATAACAAAATATTTTTTAAAAAAGTTAATATTTTTTTAGTTTACAGATAAAAAAAAGGGGTAAATAAATACCCCTTTAATTACAATAACTATATATATTACTGAAAACTACGGCGTTTCAAGGCTCGCAGCAGCAGTAGTAAAGTCACCATATACAAATGCATTTGGCAAGTAGTTAGTTAAAGCTACTCTTTCGACACATCTCACAGTGACAAAACCATCTCTCACATTCGTACCATCTTCTCTAAAGAATTCAACTGATACATTATCTCTAATCCAAAGTTGTGTTCCTTGTGAGAAATTACCAATTAAAAACTTATTAGTTGTCATAGCAGTATTAAGTATTACTGGTACTCCCATAAAAGTAGGTTGTAAACCAGCATATACTTGGTCTTTTAAGTATCTTGACTGAGTATCTTTTAATAACAAGATTTTATGAAAATCTGTTGGGTGAAGAATAATTTTATCAGCATTATAGTTACTTAAAGCTAATTGATTTAATGAAGCTACAATAACATCAAAGTTATTTGCATTATCAACAGCATCTGCTAAAGCACCAGTAAGGTCAAAATCAGCAGCATCAACAGTAATACCAGAAAGGTTTGGAGATGTACCATTACCATTTAAGATTTGGTCATCTTCTTTTTCTAATAATTTAGCTGGTACTCTAGCTGAAATATAACTTGTAAGTTGAGGTGTATCAGCCAACATTTCTTCTGAAATTCTTAGATAGGCTCCAATCTTCTCAACTGTATTGTTATCAGCAGCCATGTCGAAGTCAGTTTGACCTAGTGTTGCTCCTTCAGCTTTTGGTGCTGAACCATCACTATATCCTGATTCTTTAACAAATCTTACAACATCAGAACTTGTTGAACCTTGTGGTATTAAGTTTCTAATGTGTACTGCTCTAGTTGGGTCATATTTGTACCCAGCTACTCTGTCCGCAGGAACTACCTCTCCAGAGAAGTCCGCATTCATTGTCATATCGGCTTTAACAGTGAAACTAGCAGCTCTTGACATACCATTTCTCATGTTATCTAAAGCACCATCATTAATGCTTTTTATTAAGCCACCTTTAAATGACTTGTCTTCTTTTTGAGAAACTAATGAATCAAAGTTCTTTTTATTTTTTACTTCTAACTCATCAATTCTCTCGTTGAATTTTTGTGTAAGGTTATTAATTTCTCCTTTTAATACAGAATCAATTTCACCTTTTGCATTTTCAACGACTTGTCCGTTAGCTTTTTCAATTTTAGAGTCAATAATGTCTCCTAATTGGTCAAGCTGTTTTTTTACGTTTTCGTCCATTTTTAAGAATGATTATTTTAAATTATTTAACAAATATTTATAAACATCAAATTGCTGTGTCTGTTCTACTGGCTCAGTAATTTCTTCAACTGGCTGAGTAGCATGTATGAAAAGAGATTTCAATTTGTATATTTCGCTTTCTATGGCATATCCCATTTCATCTGAGATATTACCTTTTCTAATTAATTTACAAAGTGTATCGTATCTTTTGTAAACATCATCTAAATTATTTGAACCTTTAACATCCATTATTTTTGCCTGGTCATTAGCAGCTAAAGTAACTGCACTAATCTCAAATAATTTAACTTCTTTTAATTCTCTGTAATCGCCTTTATCAGCTTTTACAATTGGTAATATACCAACTGAATTTTCTGTTATAACACCAGCTTTCATTAATTCTATTACATCTTTTCCTAACTGTGTTTTAGGAATTTCAGCAACAAACATTAAACCTTTTTCATCTTCGTAAAGTTCATTCATTTTACCAATTGGTTGCATCATATTATGTTGGTACAAGTATTTAACTCTGTTACCATTTTCTTGAATAGTTTTTTGATAAGCACCTCTCATAATAACATCGTTATCAGCATCTTTATTATTAAAGTAACTGCCATAACCTTTTACAATAGAGTTTTTTTCATCGTAATCTGCTAGTTCACCAATTGGTGCGGCTTTATATAAAAAATCCATAATTTATTTTTTTTCAAAATTAATAAAAATTAACAACTTAGTTTTCTCCTACTAATTGTCCAACTAAATATGCAGCACCTATACCAATAAGCATATCTGAATCTTGTATTGGTTTGGGTTCGTAGTTAACACTACAACGACAATTAATTATGTTTTCAGCACTTCCCTCTCCTGGTCTTTGCATAGGTTCTCCACCTACCATAAAAGGTTGGTTAAAATCTACACTAGTTAAATGTAAAGCAACATGACTTGGTCTTTCGTTAGGTCCTAAAGAATGAATCCATGTTTTTTGTAAGTTTTCTTGACCAAATAAACTTAAAGCAGATTGTTCAGTTGCAAAGTTTGCTATACGATTACTCTCTGTTCTAACTAATCTTGTTGCTTG